AGAAATCCCTTTTAATCTATACTGAAAATAATTTAGCACGTGTGGTAATTCATTTGCTTCTGTTTCAGGGTTAAATGTGGCTGTACAACTAACTTGGTTATCTGCCCAATGTCGTTGAAGAAAAGCAGCTAAACTGAATTGTTCCCATATAGATAACTCACTCGCAGTCCTAATTCCCTCTCCAACATCAACTGGTACCTCTACTACAACCGTAGAATCTTCTGAACCAAATGTTGGTTCTATATTATAACCTGCTTTCTTTAATGGTTTTATTAACTCTGAATACTTTGATAATCTCATTCTACGAATATAAAATCTTGACTCTGGATAATGCATTCCTGGTGTTGCTCCAACTAACAATGAAACCGTTCCACTTGGTTTTACTGAAGTCGTTTTTATAGACTTCGGTACAGCAAACCAATCAGAATACATACAGTCCCATTCTTGAATAATATCATATCCTTTTTCTAACCAAATCTTTAATTCTTCTAAACCTCTGTTTGTAATAAACTGAGCAACACCACTAACTGAACAACCAATTCTACGATTTCTTAACATAACTCTATTAGTATCACTCCAATGAGTTTTACCAAGTGTTACTGTCTTGGCATACAGATAGGCATATTTAAGTGTTCTAAGATAATCCTCTAATGACTCGTGATTATTTGGAAAAGTTTCAACAAGACAACATAACTCATATGATTCAAGTGTTTGTTCAAGACAAGGATTTCCACCCATTGCTCTATGGTCTTTATTATCTTTACCATTTTTCATTCGAGAATAATCTCTCATATTTTCTAACCAAGCAAAACCAGGCTCTCCATTATCTGTAATTCTGTTACATACGTCAGTATAATCCATACCAAGTTCTGCATATATTGAATTATTTGAAGTCCAACCATATGTTTCTCTGTGTTTATTGACTTTATAATTTTTAAGATCAAGATATTCATCATCATATGGATCACCAAACACAATTTCTGCTGTTCGTCTTACATTACCAGCAACTACACATTTTCCTATGAGATTCATGATATCAACAATTGTAGTAACTGAAATAGGTTCTCCACTATTTTTATCTAACACTTTTCTTATTTCCTCGTGGATTTCTTTTAATGGTTCGTGTCCACTTGATACTCCACCAAATCCTTTGATTGGTTCACCAGCATCTCTAATTTGATTATAATCAAATTCAATTAATGGAAGTCCATGAAAATAACTTTCTAATAATAATCTCAATGATTCTATCCAACCTTCACGAGTATCAGGTATCATATAAATTTCTTCGTTTCTATCTCTATTTACACCCTTTACTATAATCTCACCCGCACCTTTTACATCAAAACCAACACCAACACCTAACATACTTGCATCCATAAGAAAACAGAATGGTTTTGAGTAATCTTCTTTAATTGTTGATGTAGATACAAATGCACAATTATTTAGAGCGGCGTATAAACCTTTTTCTTCAGTAATTGGTGTTCCCATAGCCCACAAACCACGTCCTGGTGGTAAGAATTTCATACTAAAAATTCTATCATACATTTCTTGAGCTGATGCTTGTGCTTGCCAGGCATTCCAACCCAATTGATAAGATTCAATATGATTTTTTTGCATTGAATAAGTACCTTCTACAACCCGTTTAATGGTTTCCCACCAACGTTCATTTTTACCATCTTCCTTAATTCGAGAATAGGTTCTCATATAAACCAATTCACCTAAGCCATTAAAACCAAAAGGTGGCCGTTTTCTTTTGTATTTATCTATAAACTTTTCAGATAACTTAAATTTTTCCATTCACTAAACTCCTATGCAATCTATTTTCCCATAACACTCATAAATATAATATATATTAAACTTAATTTAAACTTTATTCAAAACCTTCAACTTTTTTTTCCATATCTTTATATTTGTTTGCTAATTCTTTTCTTAAAAACTCCTGACTATTGTCCATCCTGCCTTGAACCTCTTTTCCAAACTTACTACTGCCTTCATGTATTAAAACCTGCCCAATATTAGTATTTATAGTTGCTGGATATGTAATACCATCAATACCAAATCTATTTTTGATTATATGGAATCTTCCTGTATTAGCTATTTTATCTTCTACTTTTCTACTCATACTCATAACAAAATCAGCAGTCATTATTTTACTATAATCTTCTGCAATTTTATCAGCTCCAATTACATCTTCTTCTAACGCTGAACGGTTAGCTTGTGAAGCTGTCCAAAATGGTACTTCCATCTCTCCAGCAAGTCCTCTCAAATCTTCATAAATGTTTCCAAGAGCATGTCGTTTTTCTTTAAAAAATCCTGTTGGCTTCAAAATATCAGCATAATCTACAATAACTATATCTGGTTTAATACCACTTAACTCAATTTGTTTTAAATGAGCAGCCAATGTTTGAACTGACGCAGATTTTGTTGGAAAATATTTTATTAATAGTTTACCTTTAAGAGCAGTAATCTTTTTCTGAACATCGTCTTTATAATATTTTATATTTGATGTAGTTACTCCACTAAAAATAGAATCATATCTTAAACCTACATAATTTTGATTTAACTCTAATGTATAATGTATAACTATTTTACCATTCTTAATTACACCTGAACCTAATGCTTGAAGAGTCCAAGACTTACCAATACCAGCAGGAGCTACAATTACTCCCAATTCTCCAGCACCTAATCCTCCATCCAGTATATCATTTATTACATCCCAAGGTGTTTTAACTGTTACTCTAGCTGATTCTTCAAGTCTTAAATCTAATGATGGAATATAATCGTGACCTAAATCTCGAGTTGTTCCAGCTTTCATAGCTTCATCAATAATAGATTTTATACCATCATAATCTTTATTTTCTAATAATTCAACTGATTCTAATATAGCACTTTTCAATGTCTGATTCTTACAAAAATCTAATATTTCTGATTGTACAAATTCTAAATCAGTAGCTTCTATATTTTTCCAAACATCTCTTAATTTATCTATCACTCCTGATTTAAATACAGCATTATCTATTTCTTCTATCTTATATTTTAATACTTCAAGGGTAGGTTGTTTTTTATATTTTATATAATACTCTTTAATCGTTTTAACTAACCACTTATTTGAATCAGAATCAAACATATTAGGATTTAACATATCACTAATTGTTTGAATAAATTTTATATCCGTCATTAAAGATACTATAATTTTTGATTGAAATGATATTCCAAATTGTGTTAATGTTTCACTCATCCTTTAGTCTTTTAATTTGTTTTTGTATTTTTTTATTAAAGTAGTACACATAAATATGTTTAAATTTCGTGTTCTTCCAAAATATATTTTCATCCCCCGCATCATATCTTCTTTTTAATTCTCTTCCATAAGGCCTATCAAATTGATACAACGACCTACTATGATATTCTTTACCATCAACTATTAATTTTTTACTTGGTGAAGTAGTACCTAAGTATTCAAAATTTGTAGCTTTATAAATTATACCTCTATGCCCGTATTCTTCATCAGCAAATGATACTATAACTTCTATATCTGTATTCTGTTTCAACCATTTAAAAGTTTGTCCTATAAAATAACTTTCTGTATTTGTTGGTGTATCATCAATACAAACTAATCTTCTTAATTCAAAACATTTCGTAGGATTAATTGGATTGTATTTTTTAGCTGTAGATGGCATTGATGGCATAGCATATAACATAGCACCTATCATTTCTGGTAAACCAAACTTACCATCTCTAAATAAGCCAAAGTGATAATAAGATTGAACGCCATTTATATTGTGAGAATAGTGGTGTTTTTCTATAAAACCAACCACCGCATTTCTCTGTACAAGTTCTACTGTAAAATCAGTTACTTTCATGAGATTTCTCAGCATAATGATTTAACTGATTAAAATTAGTTGCTAACCAACTGATAACATTTGGTAACGCTGTATATAACTTATCTTCTAAAAACATTGTTTGAAATTTATATTTTATTAATCTATTAATCGGTTCATTAACTTTTTCTATTATCTTTGTTTTTGTAGAACCTGAAATATCTACATTAGATAATTGCATCAATTTGTAATTTAATTCTATAACATCTTTTGATTCT